AATCGCGTGATTCCTCAGCAACGCGATCAACGATTGTCTGAATCATTGATGTCTTGCTCTCGCGCTTTTCGCGTAGAGACTCTAGAAATGTGTTTGCCACAATGCTCTCCTAAATAATATGTTGATATTTGGCAGAGGTGTCGAGTCTGGCGAGCGAGGTGTCGCAACTAGCGAGGTGTCGCATCGGCCTTACCGAGGTGTCTTACTCTGGATAATCCTACTGTATATCCTTTAGCATTTTAAGTATCGCTAAGGCACGGTTGGTACGAGTCTGGGTCGGTTCCCAAGCGTTGCAGTAGTAGTCGGCCGCTACTTCATCTTCCCATTTCACGCAGTATAAGTTCTCGTTATAAATACAGTTACCGCAAGCGCGACCCTCTGGTACATCAGGACTATTTGCAGGTCGATAGTTATCTGGCAAGGCCCTAGTGCCAAACTCGGACAGTTGAATGGCTGTTAGTTGATCCTCAGCTTGAGCCTGGGTTCGGTGGCATCCCATCAACTCATTATTGGCCGTTTTAACAACAGCAAATCCATCGCAATCAGGATGGCTATTGCTTATGTTGTAAGGCACTTAAGATTTTCTTTGCAGCGTCGAGGCGTGGGGTTTCATTAACTATATTTGAGCGCACACCGCTAACGGTAGCCATATCTCCATAAGCGCCAAAGGTAACCAATGAAACCTCGGCCAGATGTGCCTTTAGCCTTTCAATAACACCATCTTGGCGTTTGCGATTCTTAATTGGCATAAAGCCTATCGATAGCTGATCTAACGCTCCATCTTTGACTAGCTCTAAAGCATCGTCGCCTTCGCGCGTCTTAGATACTTTAAATTCAGCGTACAGACCCTCGTCGGTCTCTCGTAGTAAAGTGGCTCTTCCTATCGGATTTTTAACGTCGTGGTTTCTCAGTAATTTGACGCGATGGGCAGCCTTTATCACATCTGCAAAAGCGCCTCTTCTAAACACCTCTGTTGTATCGCCAGCGACTCTTTGCTCTTTATCGTAAGGCACAGCTATTCCATAAATGGTGCGGCCTTCGGCATCTTCTCTAATAGCTAGGTCTAAAGCATAGCTGCGGATTTCATTATTCGACGTCGTCATCTTCTTCCTCTCCAACATCGCTGAGATCTGGTTCCTCAGTATCGATCGGTTCTATATCCACTGGTGTGATTGGGTCTCTGTTTTCCATTTCGCGCACCTCATCTACGGTTAGGAAACCACTGGAAATACCAACGGCGTGTGCTTGATATCTTGATAAAGTATCAGTTCTAAGTAATGCGTCGTAATTAAACTTGGCATACTGACCACGCACTAATAGATCACTTAATGATTGTTCAATGCGCTCTGCTATTGGCTGTATTGACCATCTTACAAGTTGTAGGTTTTCCTGTTCAACGTTTGCATAAGTCCTGGAACTATTAGGAGCGCCTAAATAATAAGCAGGTAATCCTAAAATATTTGCAGCTTCAGTTAAGCCAGCAAGTTGCGCTTCTATTAATTGCGACTCTTGAGCGTTGCTACTTAAAATCTCAAAATCTGTGGTGCTATTAAGTACTGCTGGCATTCTGTTGCGACCGCTATACATTGCTAACCAAGCAGACTTCAAAGCTTCCGCTTCCTCTTGTGTTAAATCAGGATTACCTGACTTAATAACAGCCGTAGGATTCACCCCACCATCAAAATATCTCGACGCATATTCGTTGATAGCTATTTCTTTACCAATGGCCTGTTTTTGCGTTTGTACAATGCCGCGGCCAAAGAACTCTCCTGGTAAAGCAAAGTTTTTTATATGTAATATCTCACTCGCGTCATATTGTCGCTCGTCTATTCTGTAAATTATTTGTCCGTCTTTGCGCGTTACGTGTACGCGATCAATTGCCACAGGATAAAAGAAATCAGGAAGGCCGTTAGCATTAGAAGGACCTAGTACCGCAATATAATTTCCATCCAAGATTAAAGATGCGGCCATTGCAGATATAGTTTCCATCCGCGTTTCTTGTGGATTAGGTCTTTCTAATAGTTTTGGCGTTGGCGTTACAAGTCGTCCGTTTCTATAACTATGTATTCCAAGAGCGCCAATTGCATCAGCAATCAAAGTGACGCCTCTATAAATAGCTGGAACACCTAGCGCAGTATTTGTATCTACATACGTGCCTGACCAGTTAGCCTGAAATGCGCGACCTACACGGCCAAGTGAATCTACATAGCCAGACGAGGTATAAACGACTGAAGGTTGAATCTGTCGTTTAAGAAGTCGTCCAAGCATTATTTAATCCTTCTCTCCAAAGCCACGCCAAAGAGGATGCTGAAAAGTCCCCCTAATACTATCGCAAATGGCCAGTCAATAACCGACACGCCATAGATCATTAATGCTGCCCCTACAAGTTGTAAAACAATAGCTAGTTTCTGGTTCAAAATATTCTGCTCCTTAATATTGGAACTTCCGTTGGTAGATTTGTCATTCCATAGTGAGCAAGTGTGGCTGCTACTAATGGAGTTATATTGCTAGTGCTTCTCCTGTTCCAAGCCCAAGCATCTCCTAAAGGTCTCTTTGCAGAACCTAGAATTGCCTGGCGCAAATTGTCATCACCTAGATGGCATACGCTCCGTGCTTGCACCGCGTCATAGAAATTACCACAAGCGCGAGCGTACTCCTGCAGACCGATAGCCAGCACCTTAATCCCTGCCAGTTCTAGATGGCCAAGCACTGAAGCCGCAGGGCTGCCTGTATCTATTACCACGGTCGCGTTCCACTTCTTAGCTACTTCAATCAAGCGCGGCTGTAGCCACGCGGTTCCATCGCGCATATCGACTATTTCGATGGGGTTTAGGCCAGAAACGAATCCTGTGGCTGCGATGCAAGCCTTGTCGCGTTCTCGCGTCATATCTACGCCCAGCACAACGTCTCCTCCAATGATGACGTCGCTGCGAACTAGGCCGTCCCATAGTTCTGTGTCAATCACCTGTGTAGCCTCTTTGGCAGCCCATACGTTTAACCATTCCCTTGTAAATATTTCTGGTGCATTTGTATTTGCGGCTTCGCGTACCGCTTCTATTGTGACACCCTTTTTCTGCCCTAGCGATGGGATTGCCTGTCGCCACACCTTTTCATCCAAATGGTCAAATTTGTCTTCGTGTGGAGCCCATTCAAACCAAGCCAGCCTTGATTGTCCGTCCTTTAAATTGGAATGTGCCAGGTTGCGATAATGAGCTAATAAGGTGGATCGCTCATCGCCAGCATTCGATAATATCCAAAGCTGTCCATTTGGCTTTGTAGCCAGCGTGGGCTGTAGCGCACCTATTAAAGACAAGTCGTGCGTCAAGGCTTCATCAATTACTACTAGGTCCAGGGAGGAGCCTCTGCCGCCTTTATTGTTTGGCGTTGTAATTTGATAGGTGCTTCCGTTTTTAAATATAACGTGTTCGTTACCATTCGTTCTAACCACGTGTTTGATTTTGTTTTTAAATGGACTGGTTAGAAGTATCTCTACGTGTTCCTCCCACTTGGCTCTTGCCATATTACGGTCTTGAGCTGTATAGGCAATGCGATGCCGTGGTGATATAGCCTCAAAAGCTATACGAGTAGCAACTAAGGAACTTTTACCATTCTGGCGTCCTACAGCGACGCCAACCGTTCGATAAGCGTAATGATCGTTCCTATATTCCATCGCAGTATCAACCACATATTTTTGCCAGGGAAATAACTCAAAGCCCATTGCTTGCGCTACTAAGGCAAGCGAAGGACCTCTAGTTTTACGACGCTTGTCTCTGGAAGTACCCCAACGCGGTGGTATAAGGGTGACGACCGTTTTCTTAGGCATTGCCTAGCAATTCTGAAGCCAGCTGGTCCCATAAATCCGAGGTTCCACCGTCTTGCGTAGGTCGAAGGTTCAACTGGTTAGATAGTTTGATAAAAGCTTCAGCTTCATCCTTTGCCACTTTAACCAATGGATGAATTATGGCTCCTCTTGGCGACTTTACCAATAAGCCTGTCTCCGCCACCGTTTGTATGGCCGTCTGATGGACGTACGCGGACCAGCAAAGCATCCGCACCGTGCGTAGTTCTACCTCGGTTAACTTACGGTTTAATCTAGCTATAACGGCGTCGTATAAAGGCCGCATTTGTTCTGGTATTTCTGTATCTACCTCAGCCATTAATTAAAACCGCCTTTTCGCCAGTTAGGTTTTGCCAGCGCGTAATCGTTGCCGCGCAGTAATTAGGCTCGATGTCTATACCGTAACAACGCCTGCCTAATTGCTCGGCTGCTAAAAGCGTAGAGCCACTGCCAATGAATGGATCAAGTATTACATCATCTGGTGCGGTTGAATTAGCAATCATTGCAGCTATTAAGGCGACAGGCTTCATCGTTGGATGTTCCTCAGATCTGGCTGGTTTATCAAAATGAAACAGCGTGTCTTGTTTTCTATCGCCTGTCCATTTATGTGGACCGCCAGGAGTCCAGCCGTAATATATGACCTCGTGCTTGTAGTGGTAATCCGCTCGACCCATAACTAATGTGTTTTTGACCCATACTAAACTGTGCCGCCAAACATCCAAAGAATCCAGGGCTTGCGAGAAAGCAAGGCCAACGCGACCGTGCGGCGCAGCCACGTACCAAGCCGCTCCAGGCTTTGTTGCATCTACGACCAGATCAAATATAGATGTTAGGAAGGCAGCCATCTCAGGTATAGAAAGGTTGTCGTTTTCTATCGTTAGAGCATCTGCTGTTTTGCCCACATAAGCCACGCCATAAGGTGGGTCGGTCCAAACGCAGTCTGCTTTATCTTCGCCCAACAGCTTCTTATAGCTATTAGCGTCGTTAGCGTCCCCACATAACAATTTGTTATTTCCAAGCATCCAAAGCTGACCTGTTTCTATTTTTACCTTATTAGCATCAAAGTCCTCGGCCTCTTGTATATTGTCTAGGTTAGGCTTAATTCTTGGAAGTCCTAATACGCCTAAATTAGCTTCAAGGTCCTTAAGTCCCTCTAGTTGTACCTGTAGCAAATCCTCATCCCAGGTACTTAACTCAGCCGTTGCGTTATCTGCTAAGGCGTAGGCCGTAATCTGTTGCTGCGACCACTCAGATGGCACATAGGTGCAGTTGATGG